ACGTTAATAATGTAGGTTCTAGTTTCTACAAACTCTACTTTGTATTTATTCATATTCTATTGTCAAAGATTAAAGGTATACCTGATTGTATACCCCATAGAAAGCCCGTGAAGGCTCTCTAGGGATAGGCAACTATTTTCCGTCAGTGTTAGTACACTTACACCTTCCGTCAGCGTCTTCTTCTTCACCACAAGCGAAACATTCGTTTACTGGTACGGCCTCGTCTTTTTTTGTGATTTTTATCATAGTGTTATTTTACTTTTACTAATATCGCCTCCTCCTTCGTTATCTCTATTTCGCTATTCGCAAAATAGTCAGCAATGTCTTCCCTCAAGGACGCTCTTGCTTGTTTCTCGCTTGTTGCATAAGTAACAAGTTCAATGTCAATCTTCACGTTAAAAAAATAGTCTTTTTCTTTTGTCATATTCTTATAGGTTAATTATATCAAGTAATTCCTGTGCTTTTTTACACGCTTCAATTCTGTCCAGTCCACAATCGCCAATAAACATTTCCAACAATTTCACGAAGTCTATGCTTTGTTTTTCTGTCATCTTTTTATGTAGGGAGAAGGGATATTTTTTGTGCCTTTTCCGTTAATCCTTTTTAATAACAGGGTACATTACGAATATACTCTGTATCTCAAAAACAATTCTCCCACTACCTAGTTTACCAATTTTACCTATCTTTGTACACTAGACGTTGTGGTAATTCTGTTTTGTAACTTTTTACCTATCTTTGCAAGTGTTCCGAACTATCCTCGTGGATGGCTTCTGAACTATCTTAGCGGGGATGTATTGTGTATTCTGTTGTTTTGTTTTGTACGCTCTAATCATAGAAAACAAAAACACCACAAAACCCGTGAAGGGAATGTGGTGTTAATAGGGGTGGGCCTTTTTATTTCAAGAGGTGTTGCCTAAAAAGCGACATTTGTTTATTTAGTTGTACTCTTTTCTTTTTTTTCTCTCTGTAACGCTTTTAGTATAGCAATCGCATTCCTGCGGATTGTATCATTTGTACTCTGTAACAGTTCTGCTAGTGTTTCCATTATGCGATGAGTTCGGGTTTCTCTGCGATAAGATGGCGTGCTATCTCTGCATAATCCACGTCCTCAATGAACGCCATTGCATAGGCGGTTTTTAGGTCATTTCCCTCCATTTCAAAGCCATTGACCGCATCTGAAACGTAATCACGCAAGTATATGCATAAATCTGTGATGCTTTCAAAACCTCCTTGTTCTGATAGGTCTAACCCGTCAATTATCTCTAAGTTTACCCGCCACGTAGCGTAGTTTCTCCAACCATTATATGTTTCATCCATTCTTTTTTTGGGGTTTACCATTACCAACTAATTTTGATACTGTTGCCCGCATTGTATACCTTAAAAGATATACAATAGGGGGACACTATTTTTGTTGCTGTTGTCATACTAGCAGTATATTATAGCGTAGTGTTGTACGACATTGAACACTATTGAAACTACCAGCAAGCCAGCGAGGAAGTAGTTTATTTTGCGAGCCGTATATCCAGCCAGCATATTGTCCACGCTCTTTGTATAGTAGTCATTGCGATAATCCTCGCATATCTCGCACCAACATATTTCGTCCCCATTTTTGTTATGTTTTGTCGTTTTGTTTGTTATTTTCATATTATAGTATTTCTTTTTGTTTTTTAATAAACATTGTTTTAAGTTCTATTGTCATTTCCTGCAATGCGTCTATATATCCGTCCGTATATGTTCCGCTTTCGTGCTTTGCGTCAAACCCCTTCTGTATTCTTTTCTGCGTTAGGTTTTGTGCAACTTGTTGTATTTGTTTGTAAGTCATTTGTTTAGTTGTTGCGGATAGGGTTATTCCTAACCTATACATATTATACGGCAAAACTATATACCATACCACCTAAAGCAAGAGAGTTATACACAGTTTAGCATTACACAATGATATTTGACATTTTGGCAAATATTACGTGGTATAACTATTATAATATATGGATATAACAGAACAGGCGTTTACTTGACAATCCTTATAATATAAGGCGTAGCAGAAAAGCGTGGTTTTCGGCGGTAGTTTCTAGGCTGTTACACTATAGAACAAGAATAAATATACCACCATTACACTATGAGGCTATATAATGCTCTACAAGCGATAGAAAGCCTTTAGACATAGGATAGTATGCATAGAAAACCCCTTGAAAGCCTTTGTTTGATTGGATAACACCTTTTAGACCCTGTCAAACCTTGCCTTTTATAACAAAGTGTGCTATAATAGATATACCAGTAAGCAACTAGCTAGCAAGCACTAACGCCTTTGAAATATAGGGATTAACTACCGCTAGCAAAGGAGCCTACACCCCAAAGCAGGACACCTACCGCAAGCACTAGCGCATAACTGCTAGCAATGCGGTTTTCTTCGTGCCATACCACTTAATACCCCTTGTGTCAAGCCTTGCCAAGATGTGACCCTTTTCACGGCTTTGATATAACAATATGTCCACCGTTTTGTCAATCCATTACGCCACGCATCTGCTACATTGTCAAGCCCTGTTGCACCTCTTTCAAGCCCCTTGCCCCTTTATATGATAACAACACGATATATAGGTATGGTCAAGTTGACGTAGTGATACATATATGTTGTGATTAGAACATACAATAACGGCTATGTCAAGACGGGGGGGAGATTGGGGAAAGTATGAAGAAGCCCGAAGGGGTAAGATATAGCTACAAAGCATTTTCAATAATAATTGTGATACATTATCGTGGTTAGAAATAGCTACGAGGTATTTTTGAATAATAATGTAATACATTGTGATAGGATTGACTTATTCTTGAGTATATGGTATTATTATATTCATGACAACAAAGAAAACAATTAAAGAGGAGGGTGTTATTGAAGGATATGAAGTTGGCAAACTTACTATCGTTGTCCAGGCGATTAAAGACTCTGCCACGGGAAAACCTATGAAGGGCGTATTCTGCGGCCTAAAAGTAAAGAAGGATAAGAAAGAGGAGACTATTAACTTTGTATTCGCCCTAGACTCAATCCCTTCTTTTAGGAAGCATGTAATCTCAATGATTAACCAGGCCGTTAAGCTAAAGGCGGGGGATAAGAAAGCAGTTAAGAAGGTAAAATCTAAATAAAATGGCTGGACCAAGAGGAAAACGTAGAGTTGTCCCGTTTGACTCCCCTAATACCAATACTCCTATTATTATAGAGAGAAAGGATGAGGACTACATCTTCAATGAAGTTGGGGAGCTTGTTCCAAGACCAGGGTTGGGAACTTACAAGCGGAACCCTAATGGAGCTGGGCCTTATGGAACAGACCCCAGACAGGATGTATGCTGGGACCTTTATATGAAGAGTATTCAAAAGGGGCACCCCTCCGCCAATTCTGCGGCTTTAGAGGCTGGATATGCCCCAAATACGGCTCTACAGATAACTACTATGAAGTGGTTCAAGGAGCGTAAGGAAAAGCTATCTAGGAGAAAGATGTTTTCCAAGGCAGAAAGAAACCTAAGTCGTGTATTAGATATGGAATATTCTACTATTAAGCTTATGGAGGATGGGGCGGAGGTAGAAGAGATTAACATTGACAAGTTAAAGATTGTTACAGATGTATCTAAGTTAATTGTACAGACACTGGGTAAGGATGAAGGTTATAGTACCAAGGTTGTAGAGGATAAGAACGTAAACCAAGAGATTACTATCAAATCCATCTCTTATGCAGACCCGTTAGAAGTGGAGGGGGAAGTTATTAATGCTATCTTAGAAGCACCAGATAAATAATAGCCTATTATACTTGACAACCTCACTTCCGTATGGTAAGATATAAATATGAGTAATAAAATATGCGAAAGGGATGGCTGTGAAATACTACTAACAGGCAGACAAAAAACGTGTTGTTCGCTTGACTGTAAAAAGGTTTGGTTTGGAGAAAGTAGAAAGAAAGAAAATCCAAAATGGACCGAGGAATACAAGAAAGAATATTCTAAAAAATATAGAGAAAATAACAAAGAAAAAATATCTAATCTTGGTAAAACTTGGAGAGAAAAAAATAAAGATTTTACAAGAAAAGCAGGAAGAAAAGAAAGAGAGAAGCTAAAGCTTGATATTTTAAATCATTACTCTAACGGCAAATTATGCTGCGCCAACTGTAGCTTCAATGATTTACGTGCTCTGCAGGTAGACCACATAGAAAATAACGGCGCAGAAGAAAGACGTGAGTTATTTGGGAATAGATTATTTGCAGGAACTACTTTTTATCGCTGGGTGAGAAGGAATAACTATCCCGAAGGATATGCAATCCTGTGCGCAAATTGCAATATTATTAAACTAAGAGAATTTGAAAAAACACAATGGAAATAAACCTACCCCACCTGTACACGCCGAGAAAGTACCAGCTCCCCTTTTTAAGGGCGTGGGATTCTGGAACAAAGAGAATGTTCCTTGTGTGGCACCGAAGAAGTGGGAAAGATAAAACCGTTGTTGCTAACTTAGCAAAAAGGGTTATGGAAAGAACTGGTATTTTTTATTACGCGCTCCCTACATATTCCCAGGCCCGTAAGGTCGTGTGGTTGGGGGCTGACAAAAGTGGAATGAGATTTCTTGACCACTTCCCTAAGGAAATAGTAAAGAATATAAATCAGTCAGAGATGACTATTGAATTTATTAACGGTTCTATCCTGCAGCTTATCGGGGCTGACAATATTGACCGTATCGTGGGTACAAACCCTATTGGAGTTGTCTTTTCTGAGTATTCCCTTATGAAGAAGGAGGTGTGGGACTTTATCTCCCCTATTCTTAGAGAGAACGGTGGTTGGGCTGTGTTTATCATGACCCCTAGAGGGACAAACCACGCATGGGACCTAATGAACGCTATTAAAGATGACCCCAAATGGTTTGTTGAGACACTTACTGTTGAGGATACTAAGGCTCTCCCCAAGGAAGACCTGGAAGATGCTAGGAGAGAGATGCCACAAGATGTATTCAATCAGGAATATTTTTGCATATTTTTGGACTCAGGGATTGGGTTCTTCCGCAGAGTAGACGAGAATACCTATAAAACAGAGGAGTACGCGCCGAAAGACCAAGCTATGTACCAACTCGGCGTGGACTTAGCTAAGTACAATGACTACACCGTAATTTCGCCGTTCAACCTTAATGATTTTCACCTTTTAAAGCAGGACTCTTTCAACCAGATGGATTATAATCTCCAGAAGGCTAGAATTGAGAACTCATACTTCCGACATAACAAGGGCAGGATTGTGATAGACTCTACGGGTGTTGGAGAGCCTGTTTTTGATGATTTACAGGCGCGAGGACTGAATATTGAGCCGTTTAGGTTCTCAAAAACAACAAGAACCGACCTTTTAAAGAACCTACAAATCCTTCTAGAGCAGGATAGAATTAAGATACCCGACGATGAGGTTCTCATAAATGAACTAAAGTCTATGTCTTATGAGCTTTCTCCTACTGGTTCTACTATTATTAAGGTGCCCGATGGTAAACATGACGATAGAATCATGTCTTTGGCTCTGGCTGTGTGGCAAATTCCGCAAAATCCTATACGCCTTAATGCGAATACTAGAAGTTACCAAACACAAGGCGTAGAACCTTTCTACCCCGATATGGGATTTTAGTTTGACAATCTATTGACTTATAATGATAAGTGTGCTATTATTACAACATAATACTATCTAATAAGCCAATAAACAATCATAATGGATAATGAAATATTAATAGCAGAGCACATTAAAGAAAAGGCAGACTCTGTTAAATTTAAGGAAAGACGTTTTGCACAGTGGAATGAGAACTATGCACTCTACCGAGATAAGGTTGCAACGAACCGCCTCACCCAGCGTCAACCAGTTAATATCCCTATCATTAGAGAGACTATTCAGACTTGGATTTCTAAAATTGATGAAGCTCCAAAGTTAACATTCGAAGCACGAGAAAAGGGAAATGCTGCAAAGACTTCTGAACTTGTCTTTAATGAGATTTATAATTTCTACTATGATAAACTCAAGTTGGATATTCTTGATAACCTCGACAAGAAGATTGTAGGGCTACAGGGTCGTTCGTTTAAAAAGATTGGTATCTCCAAGAGGGAGGTATTTATTGACATTATCGACCCTTATGATGTTGAGATTGACCCACGATGTAATCCACTTGATTTGAATACTGCTGGGTATGTAATCCACACTCATATCTTCCGTTCGCTGAAGCAAATTCTTGCCAGCAATGAGTATTCTCAAGAGGGGAAGAACAAGTTAAAAATGTTCCTTGACTCAAAAGAAGGAATTATTCAGGCGGCAACAGACCTACAGTCTTATCAGATGCGTAAAGAGCGACTAGAGAATCTTGGTGTATCAAACTTTGATGACTATCGAGCACACGATGTTCTTGTTGAACTTAATGAATCATATAAACTTGTATGGAATGGAAACGCTTTTGAGCGACATATAATTACCTTTGCAACAGATTCTGTTGTCCTTGCGAATAAGTCACTCAAAGAAGCTATCGGGATTACAAGACTTCCTATTGTTTCATGGGCTTCAGACCCAGACCTTAATGATATTTGGTCTGATGGAATTGCGGACAGTGTTAGAACATTCAACAAGGTTACAAATATGTATATTTCTCAGGATATTGAGAACCGTACATATAGAAACTTCGGAATGTACTTCTTCAATACAATGAATGGTACTTTCCAGCCGAGAACTTTCGATGCAAAGCCGTTCGGAATGTATGGTGTTCCTGGAAACCCTTCAGACATCGTAAAACAGATAGACATTCAACCTTTATCTGACACAATGCCAACAATTTCTTGGCTGAAGGACCTTATCCAGTCATCTGTTGCTCAGACACCGCTAGAAAGAGGAGAACAACAAAAGGGGAACTCTACTCTTGGCGAAGTTCAGTTGTCTTTTAAGCAGTCAACAGGACGAAACCAAGTTGTTTCTAAGAACTATAGACGAGCGTGGAAGGAATTGGGGGAATTGTTCTATGATATGTTTAGGGCAAACGTAACATCTTCAATCACTCTATATAAGAAAGGCGGAGATGGTTCATATTATGAAAAGGAGGCACACCCAACAGACTGGATTATCCCTAAGGGGTACGCAGTTAAGGTTGAAATACAGGCAGAGAGGGATACAGCATCTGATTTCGACCTAAAGAAGATTCAGTATGTAAAGAACTCATTTGCAACCAATGCAACGGCAATTAACCTTGCAAAAAGAAAGGAACTTGAACTTATGGACTGGACAGACGAAGAAATTGATTCAGTTATGCAGGCAGAGAATCAAGCAGCTCCACTTAATACACTGCAAAATGCCCCAGATGCTGCTAACAACCCTCAGGATAGTGTCACCAACACAAACAAGAAATCTCTTACTGGTGGTGAAGTAATCCCTGGAGCAGTAGGCGCAATGGCTAACCAAGCAGTAATGAAATAATATGCTAGAAAAATACCTAAAAAAACTCGGCCTCACTTCCTTCACAGAATTAAACCCTGAGGAGAGAGAAACCTACAAAGAGTGGGAAGCTGCTCTTCATGGGCGACACATCACAGATGAAGATGTGGCGGACTTCCTTAATGCAGAGTTAGATACAGCTGTTTCACGTTTAACCGAAGAGAACCTATCTATAGATGCCCAGGCAATTAGAAAAGCAGAAGTTAAACTAATAAAGAAGATAAAATTGTTTCTTAATGGACCAGCAACAGAGAAAGCATTTGTGGAGAGGTCAATAGAACAGTTGAGTAAATAAGAAGCCGTCCGATAATGACGTTAAACTAAAGAAGTTTAATAATAGAATTAATGCCAAACCTCGATAGAGACGGCAGCAACAACCTATGACAAATGAATCAAAACCCTCAGAAGAGGTAATTGTGGACGCTAACGCCAACCCACAAGGAATCGCAGAGGATACGACAGTAGCTAACGCTGAAAAAGTAGTACCCCAGGAAGTCGCACCAGAGGTAGATTATAAGACAAAGTTCTCAGAATCAGCAAAAGAAGCTCAACGCCTCTATGCAGAGAATCAGGAACTAAAGTCAATGAGTAGACAAACTGAACCGCAGCCAGAAGTTGCGGATAGTATGGATAGTTTATATCCTGGCTTCGAGAACCTTGGAGAAGACGAGCAGAGAAACCTTGTTGATTATACCAACGAAATAACCAAACGAGCAAAGGCAGAGATTTATAAAGACCCTGCAATTGCATTTGCTAAAGCGAGTTATAACACAAAGGTTTGGGATGACGCATTCGCCAATGTCTCAGCTAAATACCCTGAACTTATGGCATCGAAAGATGAGTTCAAATCAAAGTATTTTCATGTAAACAATGTTCCTTCCAATATTGAATCAATTTTGGAGGACGTTGCGAAAATGCACTTGTTTGACCAAGCTAAGAGTATTGGAGCCAAGGAGGAATCAGAGAAACTAAGTCGGATGGAAACAGAACGTGCTACAGGAGGAGACAGGGAACCTGTTTCTAATAGAACTTTGGAGGATTGGGCTAGAATGGGCCAAGAGAATCCCGCAAAGTTTGCTAAACTGTCACGTGAGTATCAGAAGGACTTAGACTCTGGTAAAATCTAGGGCTAAACGCCTAATAAATATCTATGCTACTTAATAGTTAATAGTTAATAGATAAAAAAATATGGCAAACGTAATGGCAGCATTCACCCCTATCAAGTACAGCTTGAAGTTGGTTGAATTGCTTTATAACGACACACTCTACACCTCAATCACAAACACCAACTACGAAGGTGCGATTAAGGATGCTGGAGACCGTGTTCGTGTTCGCACAGCAGGAAAGATTAGTCTTTCTGCCTACACCAAGGGCATGACATTGGTAAAACAGGACCTTACACCTACCTCAGAGGACCTTATTGTTGACCAACTGCAATACTTCTCATTTGGTGTAGACGATGTTGACGCATTCCAGAATGACATCACAGCGATGACTGAGTATGCTAAAAACACAAAGAATGACATGTCAACACTTATTGACACAGACCTTTTGGCTTATATGGCAAAGGGTGTCAACTCAGCAAACATGGTTGGTACAGCATACGCCACAGGTACAGCGGCAGTTGCTGCAACCACAGGTGTTGTAACAGGTACAGGTACTACATTTACAGCAGGTATGGTAGGTGGTATCTTCACAATCACAGGATTGACAAGTTCATACTTGGTTACAGCTTACACATCAGCAACCTCAATTACAATTAAGGACCTTGATGGTGTAGCTTACACAGGAGGTGCGGTTTCTGCAACGACTTACTCAATCGCAGGTGCAGTTGCAATTGCATTGACTAAGTCAAATGTATACGAGAAACTTGTTGCTCTCCGTACAGCACTTGGCAAAAGCCTTGCGCCAAAGGAAGGACGTTTCATCGTGGTAAACTCACAGTTTGAAGGACTTCTCCTCCAGGCTCCAGAATTTATCCCCGCTGTTCAGACAGCTTATGACTCAGTTGTCATTAGCGGTTTGATTGGTAGGATTGCTGGTTTCCAGGTATTTACTTCAGAACTTGTTGCTGGAGATAACTCAACTGGTTACTGGTTCGTTGCAGGTACGAAAGACTACTGTGCTCTAGCTCTTCAGATTATGAAGACTTCAGTAATTCCTTCGGAAGCTGACCCAAATAGCTTCGTTGCTACATGTAAGGGTCTTCTCGTCTACGGACGTAAGATTTTTGCAGGTAATCGTGCTCGCGGTGCAGTTCTTCGTGCGACACTTGCATAAATTGTTATGCTCCTTTGTCCCTTTACGGGGATAAGGATAGCCTAATAATAACAAAAAATGAATTTAACGACAACTCAGATAATCGCACTAGCAAGAGCAAAACTGTTGGAAAAAACAACAGAGATTCTTACTGATGAAACACTGTTGATTTACGCTAATCTTACGCAGGATGACATCAAGAAGCGCACATTCACGAATGACCAGATTATAACAGAAACGATTGTGATGACAAATGGTACAGGAACACTTCCTGCTCTATTTGGAACACTCTATGGCGATGCGTACACTACAGACAATAAGTTCTACCCAGAACTATCTATTGATGATTTCAACAAAAAGACACTCTCCCAGTCTGTAACAATCGAAGGCAATACTATTAAGGTATATCCAACTACAGTAGCAAGTATAATTATCAAATACTTTCCTACCTACGCTTCCCTAACTGCTACAGTAAACCCAACACTTAATGAATACTTCCACGAACTGATTGTTTACGGTATCCTCCACCGTGCATTTGAGGACCTTCAGGACGTAGAGATGAGTAAATACTACGAGGGTAAGTATGAAACAGATATAATTAAGAAATCTGGTGTTCAGTCTAACTACGAAGAGGATAACCGTCACAGTGGACAGATGTTCACCGAGCAGAGACTCGTAAGCGACAATGGAAGTTTCAGTACATCACCTAATTACTTTTAAGTTATATGCCAGCTAAACTCGAAAAATTTGTAAATGTCTATAACGACCTAGTAAAACAAGTTGATATAGATGACTCACGTGGTCGCAGTGTACCTGTGAACATGAATTTTATCGAGTCTGGGTATCTAACAAAGGATACTGGTGTGTCATTGTATGGTGCAACAGAAACAACACTATGCCACTCTCTGTTTAACTACAAGAAAAAGGATGGTACAAGTTACTTTATCCGTGCAAATGGTACAAAATTGCAGAAATACAATACAAGTACTGGTGTTTGGGATAATATAGGTTCAACAATTACAATGACTATTGCTGCACCTGCAGTTGTAACTTACACAGCGCATGGGTTAATAGCAGGTTCTACGATTTCTTTCTCTACCACAGGAGCTTTGCCTACTGGAGTTACAGCAGGAACTACCTACTATGTTATTGCAACAGGTTTAACAGCTGATGCTTTTCAGTTTTCTACAACTCTTGGAGGGGCTGCGGTTACCACCTCAGGAACTCAATCGGGCGTGCATACTCTGTCAAGAGTTTATACTGCTGGGGCAGAATTTGGCTGGCTGGTTTATGACGACATCTTGTATGGAGGGAACGCAGTGGAAGCAACCTTCTCTTGGAATGGTACAACTTTTGCAGTCATTACGGCCGCCCCTAAGGGTAATATTATTGAGTCGTTTGAGGACAGAATCTTTATATCAGGAGTTACCGCAGAGCCACTTACCCTCTACTGGTCAAACGCAGGAGTTCCAACTACGTGGACCGGAACAGACATTGCAAAGCCACTTGGGACTGACTCAATTACTGGACTAAAGAACTATTATGGCTCCCTCCTTGTATTCAAGAAGGAATCAATTTGGAAACAGACTTTTGTCTATGCCCAAGATGTGGTTGCCTTCGTGCCCAAAATAGAACTCCAATCAGGAAACTACGGTGCTTGTTCTCGCAAGGCAATCTCTTGGGTTGAAAATGACATCTGGTTCTTCACAGGAAGAGAGGTTCGCTCTATCGGATTCAAAGATACACAGATTGGAGTGCTTGGTGTTAATAAAACGGTTATCTCAGACTCAATCAAGGAAACTCTCTACACTATCTCACAGGCAAACTATGGGCAGGTGTCAGTATTTTACTACAATCGTAGATTCTACCTATCGGTTCCACTAACGGCATCTGTAAATGACACCACATTTGTTTGCCATCTACTTTACTCAAATGCTTGGACAAAATACACGTCGCGAATTAAAGCGTCAGCAAATAGTTACGCACAAATAGATGGAGTCGTATACATAGCAAAGTCGGCCACACCATTCGGCGTGCTAAAATCAGATACAGTCCTCCTAAATGATAACGGTGTGGCAATTTCTTCGGAAGCATACTTTGTAAAGAATGAAGACAAGGACTTTAATAAATTCATCATGTATCGCTATATTGACCTGATGTTTAAGAACCTCACAGCTCTCGTAGCAGTTACTATAAAAGAGGATGCAAATGACCAGAGAACGTCAAAAACCAACTCGTTCTTTGTTGATGGAACAATTAGTAATGAACTCAGTACACTAGGAGAAGTACCGCCAGGGGAAGACTTGGTTGCGGATGGTTTCGGGCAGGCAATAGAATCAAGTCCTTTCATAAAGAAGCGTATTTCCTTCCTTTCTAAAGCCCAGTCTGTTACAATCGGATTAAGTAACGCAAGAGTGGATGAAACCTTTACAATCGCAGAATATGCACTTAGCGGGTCAAAAGAGCCACGCAATCAATTTAGTCCAAATGCAATCGTAAGTGTGAGTTAATTTGACTTAATGAGTATAATATGGTACAATAATAATTAATAAAATGACAAAAATCCTTCAGAATTTCTTTAAAACTACAGTTTCAATAGCGTGGGGTACAGGTACAGGCAATTTATATCTAGCAACTAAACCAACTTCAAATACAGCTGGTTGGCTTGTTGTATCTCCTAACAGTGCGTCTCTTCGTGAGATTGTTGCATATAGTGGTACAGGAACTGATGGTTCTGGGGATTATATTGTCTGTACAGCTCGTGGCGTAGGTGGGACAACTGCTCAAGTGCACGCTGTCGCTGAACCCGTACGCATGAATATCACCGCAGAACATTGGGCTGATATTTTTGCCTCTCCT